TTCAATTGCTATAGTATACTAAGAGATACCTTAACTGTAGGGTCTACGTTACTACAAACGCTTCTTATCTTGGGATAGGATGCGCTCGTAATGTAGACCCTACTCCCTTTTGCACCCATTTTTTTTGCAGTGCTCCCAAAATTATTGTATCTTTGATATATGAGAAATGGTCTAGCTGGAAAATCTACAGGTAAGTCTACATCTGCTAAGTACTTTGCAAGTCACCCTGAGGCCCGTGCTAAGAAGAACGCCTATAATAAGGAGTATCATAGCACACCTGAGAGAAACAAGTATAGAGCTAAGTTGAATATGGCTAACAGAGCATCTGGCACCTATGGTAATGGAGACGGTAAGGATGTTTCTCATACTAAGGTTGGTAAACTAGTTAAAGAAACTAAGTCTACCAACAGAGCTCGTAATGGTAAAGGAACTAATAAAAGACTTAAATAATGGCAACACCTCCTAACAACTTTTTTGCAGAAAACATATTTACTATACCTGATCCAGAATCAGAACCAGTTGGAGCACCCAATGTAATTGTATTAGACTTTAATACTCTTGGTATTACTGATTACTCATTAAGCTGTGCCCAGTTTACAAGTTATCTTACATATGTTTTCTTAACAGGAGCTACTACAGGTACAAGTCCTACGGTATACTTACCATCTGCAAATAGTTTGAATGGTCAGACTGTAATGATTAAGAATGTTACGCCAGATGACTACATAGTACAACCTGTTGCAGGAGTGCAGTTAGATGCGGGTACCTATCCTTCTATAACCATAATGGCACTAGGTAGCACAGGTGATCCTGGAGCAGTGACTGTGGTTGCTAACCCAGATCCAGTTAATAGCTGGTACATTACAGATGTATATGTCCAACTATAATTTGGATATATAAACAAGTCTTCTTATATTATACTATATACTAATCCATTAATCTAATCTAATCATGGACATTCTAAACTGGCTATATCTAGTCAAAAACAAGTTCACGCGAACTACAATTGAAAACCCAGATACTGACCTTGTTGTGCTTGGAGCAGACGTAGGCTTTCAAAAACGCGGAGACAAGTATCAAAACTATGTAATGACCGCACAGGACTTCGGTATCTCTGCAAAGGGTTACAAGTCTACTGTACTTTACATTATTCAAAAAACTACACAAGCTCCTGCAGTAGTAAACGCATTAAGAAATGAAATAGGTGGAACTTGGACAGGTGTATATAACGCTGTTGGTGATTACAAATTAGATAACTCTGATTCAACTCTTGTGTTTACTAACAGTAATTTTGCCTTATTTTATACAGATGGACTAACTACGAATGGTCCTCACGAAGTAGCCTTTGTTAATAATAGTACTGATATAGGTATTGCAACATGGAACTCTACGGGTGTATTAGGAAATGATCTTCTACACGGATTTTTAGAAATTAGACAATATATTTAATAACTAACTATTATGGATATCCTAAACTGGCTTCGCATAAAGAAGCAAAACTTAATCAGAACCACCCTAGATAGTCCAAAGGACTTGGTAATGCTAGGAGCAGATGTATCATTCCAAAAACGGGGTGATAAGTATCAATCTTACGCTATGCCTGCTGAAGATTTTATTTCTTCTGTAATAACATCTGTAGCATTTAATCCTCAGTTTAAAGATGCCGGTGGTCTATTAGCTGGAGTAACAACTACAGGTTCTTACACTCTTATTGGAAACATTTGTTACTTTAGAGTGTATGTAGACTTTGCGGGATGTACTAACTTTGGTACAACACAATATCAAATGACTTTACCATTTCCTTCTATAGAAACAATGAGGCAAGCTAACGGTACTCTACACCAAACAACAGGCGCTGCATTATATCACATTGCTGGTATAACCGATGTTGCTGTAAGTACTACTGTCCATAAATTCTATTACTCAGGAAGTACTACAGATCTTGCGTGGAAAAACACTACACCAGTTGGAGGTACAACAGTAACAAGTCACTTTGATATTTCAGGTGTATACCAAATCGCATAAATAAAAAACATAAACTAACATGGATATTTTAAATAAGGTATCAGAATTAGTAGAGATTATATCTGATCCTGAGAAATAACTTTAACAATATGTCACTAAATAACGGTGGCACATACAATGTAGATAAATATACTAAAAAACAATATCATGAGTGTAGGTAATGTAAATACAGAAGGAGACAAGAAGAATAATTTCCCTTGGCAGTTTAAAATGCTTAGGGGTCTCCAGGCTATTCTAGATGTACTATCTGGTACAGCAACTCCCGTTGTTAGAACTTTTTCGGTACAAAGAAGTACAGGAATCTGGACTAACACTACTCCTATATATTCTATCTCAGTAGCTAATGTAGGTACTGCAACAGGTACAGTTAATGGAACTGATTTAAAAACAGGTGAAATTATTAACCTTGAAGCCGGTAGCCCTAATAATGTATTTGCTGCAAATTATGTAGCATTAAATGCAACAGGAACTGAATTCTTAATTACAACTGTAAAATAAGATGCTTACACAAATATTTATTAAAGGGGATGGTTGCCAACCTGAGTTTACTAAGATAGCCTCGCAATCATTTATATTTCATCCTACAGGACTTCCTGGTATAGATTACGCATCAGAGTTATTTACAGGTGGTGATGTTAGTTTAATGGACTATACCTATCCTATCTGGTCAGCAGATATCCGTGATCATGAACTTCCTTATACCGCAGGTAACATAATCCAAACAATTGATGCTAGTATTGCAGCAATGGGTATACCAATACCTATAAACTTAGTGCCAAATGATACGGTAACAATATCTGGAAATGCATCCTTTAATAACGCATATCAATATATAGACGTTGGTTGGGAAGTAAGTCTTATTGTGGGGGTTTACTATTTTAACTGTAGCGAAGTAGTTGAGGGAGGAGCTAGGATATTTACATTTATACCAGTCAGTACTACTGTATTTGACTTAGATGGTAAAGCATGTTTTAATGCAGATGTGACTTTAGGAAGTAACTTTGATTTTCATGATACCCGTATTTTAGTTGGATATAATATAATTGCTACATGCCCCGCTGAGGACTGTGAAATTCTAACACCAGATGCAAATGTAGCAACGGTTTCATACACCCTAGATATAGAAAGACCTTGTCAGGTTATACCAAGTAACTTTGTTATTAAAAACTGTTGTGAGCCTATTATTACTGAGTTAGTAAATATCCCAGGATTAGTAGTAGGTAACTTCCACGTAGATGATGAAGGTAACTGCTGGGAAGTAATGGAAGTATCTAATGATGTAACTAACTTCACTAGGACTTTTACTGATATCTATACTACTTGTCTAGAATGTCAAGATGCAAATCCTTGTCCTCTTAATCTTAAAATTTCTTCTTGTTGCGTAGTGGGTACTGAATTTGTAACAGGATCTTTACCAGGATTAGTTGTAGGCGATACCTTTGTAGATAACTATGGATTATGTTGGAACGTAACAGGTGAAACAGGTGCACCAATTTCAGAAGAATCTATTACTGTAGTTAGTATTATTGAAGGTGGCTGTGTAGCATGTCTTACAGCTAACCCATGTCCTAACTTTTATCGTGTAAAATCTTGCTGTACAAGCATTTCGGGCACTATTGCGGTACCTGATGTCTTAAATACAGGAGACTCTTTTGTAGATGCTCAAGGTCTATGCTGGGGTGTATCAGGACCTGGAAATTCACTACCAACAATCTACGGTGTTGAAGTAGTTACTGTATATCCTTTTCAAGGTATAGGGGTTGTACCAACATCTTGTACATTGTGTACTACAGCAAATCCTTGTCCTACAGAATACTTTATTACTATTAGAAACTGTTGTAATAATGACCGTATAGAAGTAGCTCAGGTTCCTGCAGCGTTCATGATATTTAATGAAGGTCTTATATTCCAAGATAGGTGGGGAATATGTTGGGAGGTAATGTCATTTAGTACTACTGGTGTAGAAACTTATATTATAGCTGACTGGAGTACTACCCCGAGTTTAGCTACTTTTGCGGACTGCAATTTATGTAGGAGCAAACAGGGAGCACCGTGCGGACTTTATGAGGTAAGACAATGCGGTAGTGAAACTACAATAACAGTTATATTGAATTTTACTCCCACAATAGGATTATTTTATTCTCTTCGCCCTCCTAATCCTACAGTATGTTATGAAATAATAGGTTATGGTTATCCTGTAATTGGAGAAATATATCCATATTTAAGTGGAGGAGGACCTTCAGCTACAACTTGCGAGGAATGTGAATTTTATTCAAGAAACCTTAAACGCGTTATCTGGGAAAGATGTGATACTCCAGGTGTAACTTATGTTGCCGATACAACTCTAAGTGGTGCAAATAACTACGCTTATGCTGTAAACCAAGCGGTTCCTGTAGGAGGCGATACAAAGGATGCTTGTATACGGTTAATAGGTTTAACAACAGCTCCTGTTGATTCTACAATTATAAGTTTAATAAATGTTTATCCTGATTGCCCAAGTTGTTTAGGCCAAGTTGTTTAGGTGGTTAACCTTAAAATGTTGTATATTATAAGTATATATATTTAAGTTATGGGATCAGCAGAAGCGTGGGTATTTACCACTAAAGATGTTATCTGGATAGTGATGACAATAGGTGCAGGTTTATCAGCATATTATGCTCTTAAACAGGAACTAGGAAAGTTGAAGGGGAAGGTAGATAAAGTTTGCAGTGATATGGACTCCCTAGAAACAGACCTTATGGCTAAAGAGACAAGCATCTATAACAGAATGGAAATACTTAAAGAAGATCAGAAAGCTGCTCACGAGAAGCTTGATCTAAAGATGGATAACCTTACTACGCATATGACTCAATTGAGTACTAACATTGCAGAGTTAACAGGTTACATAAAGGCTAAGAGAGAAGAAGACGGTAAACGTGCTTAATTCTTATCTGGTTAATATGATTTAGGTTAAATACCTGGGCCGCTTAGCCTGGGTATTTTTTTGTTTAAATGTTGTAAGTTTAAACTTTTTACATATATTTGTCTAAACCTAAATAAGTTACGTAATGAAAAACCAACAAAAAGACATGTCCCCTGAGGAGATGGCTGAGAGAAAATCTAAGCTGACTCAGTTCTATAAGGACCAAATAGAGTTTCTCAAAATACAATTAGAATATGAAATTCTTCTAGCAGATGTAGAAGATGCAAGAGCTCGCGCGGTATATGCTCAAGTTAAAACCGCTCAAATGATAGCGGGCCCATCTAAAGAACAACCAAATACTGAAGAATAATGGCTATAGTAAATCAGGTACGTAAGAATGTTAAGATGGATTTATGGAGCATAGTTAAGTTTCAACTTGCTGTGCATTCCCATCTTAAGACAATGAATGTATCGGATTTAGACCTTAACTGTTTGACTTTCTTAGCATTATCTGGAGAGACGGAGCTTACTGAATTCTGTGAGAACGCTACTAAAAATAAGATCTTTAGTAGTGCACAGTCAGTAAGAAACGCTGTGACTAAGGCAGAGAAGAAGAATCTTCTTGTAAAGAATGGTAAGAACAAAAAAACTATTGAGCTGAATCCCAATCTAAACATTCAGATAGGTGGTAACATATTATTAGAATATAAAATCTTAAGAGTTGAATCCAAAGAACCTGAAATTACTGCTTGATAGCTTTGCTACTAAGCATGAGGACCCAGCTCTTGTAGAAGAGATAATAAGATTCTATTGGGAGTACTTAAGAAAAACCATGATTAATAAAGAACATATTAACATTAACCTTAAAGGCTTTGGTACCTTTTCTATTAATGAGGCTAAGTTAAGCCGGGTATTAGCTATTAATCATGAACATCTTAAGACACTTAACCCTAAGGAATTTAAAGGTTATAGTAAATATGAGTCTATTCTTAATAAGAACAAACAACTTGTTAGAGTAAAAGATATGCTCGTTAAAGAGAAAGATAAACGCATCAAACATAAGCAAAACGTATATGCTCAAAAAAATAAAGAAAATCTGGGAGAATAAATGGTTTATCCTAGAAGGGGTATTGAACTACTACTTTACTAGAAAGAAGATTAAGCGTGTTGCTTATTGGCGTAATGAGATTTGTAAGAGCTGCCCTCTTATAGATCTAGAAGGATCTAAGTGTGAGATGCCTGGAACTCAACCTTGTTGTAGTGATTGCGGCTGCTCTCTTAAGTATAAGACTCACAGCATGTCTTCAGCATGCCCTCAAGGAAGATGGTTTGCTGTAATGACAGAGGAAGAAGAAGATGATATGAATGCTAAACTAGAAAACTATGGCGATAGTATTTAAACCCGAGACTCACAGTTACATAAGTATAGATCCTAATGAGAACATCACATGGACTAGTGTAACTGGTATTATATCTAAGTATAAGAAGCCATTTGATGCTGATGGTATTGCTGCCAAATCCATTAAGAACAAGAAGAGCAAGTGGTACGGCATGTCTGCTGATGATGTTAAAGAAGCTTGGAAGAATGAATCACAGAAGGCTATGAACCTTGGTACATGGTACCATAATCAAAGAGAAGCTGCTTATACATCTTGTGATACCATAGAAAAAGACGGTTGTATAGTACCTATTTTTAAACCCATTGAGATTGATGGGATTAAAAAGGCACCGGTTCAGAAGCTTGCTGATGGTATATATCCTGAGCATATGACGTATCTTAAGAGTGCATGCCTGTGTGGGCAAGCAGATAGAATAGAAGTAATTAATGGAAAGGTCAATATATATGATTACAAAACTAATAAAGAAATTAAGACTGAGTCTTATGTTAATTGGGAAGGACTTAGTGATAGAATGCTTGCTCCACTCAATCATTTGGATGATTGTAATCTTAACCATTATGCATTACAGTTAAGTTTCTATATGTATATGATTCTTAAACATAACCCTAAGCTTAAGCCTGGGAAAATGATCATAGAACATATACTATTTGAGGAAGCTGGTAAAGATGCATATGATAACAGAGTTGTATTATATGATGAGTTTGGTGAGCCTGTTGTAAACTCAGTTGTAGAATATGAGGTACCTTACCTTAAGAATGAAGTAATAAGTATAATAAACAAGTTAAAAGATGCTAGTTAAGTTATTTGATATACAGAATGGGGTAATGATACCAAGTGAGAGCTGTTACACCTTACCTACACTTAGAAGAATTATGGATGAATATCCTGAGAACTACATAAAAGTATACCAGTACTTATTCTACATGAGTTGTCCAAATCCTGATATTAATCCTTTCTTTCATATTGCAGATGATGACAAAGAAGAGTTTGTACTAGCAGAGATAGATGCAGACTTTAGTTCTGAGGATGATTATATTCCTGGAGCATTGGAGTTCTGTAAAAAACTATATGAGACACCCACCTCTAGAGCTTACAATGGTATTAAGCAAATGCTTGATAGACTTGGTAAGTATATGGAGGTGACCAATATAACTGATGGTAGAGATGGTAACTTAACAGCACTTATAAATGCAGCAGCAAAATACCAGCAAATACGTGATGCATATAAAGGTGCCTATAAAGATCTTCAAGAAGAACAAGGGGGTCGCGCACGCGGGGGCGCAGGACTTGCTTATGACCAAATGACTTAATATGCTACAACAAACTGATATAGAAATTCCTACATGGGAGAATGGAGAGTGGTCAGTGACCACCTTTGATACCCGTGATGATTTCAAAGACTTTGTATTTAGTATATTTAAAGAACCTGGTCTATATCAATTTGATGAGACCAGTAAAATGTTTAATGAACAAGCTAGACACTTTAATGAGTTTAGCTTTTACTGTAAGGCTCCTCAAGGAACTAAGGATTATGTAGTATTCTGGAATGATCAGAAGAATAAATGCAGAACAGGAGTTATCTATAAAAGTAATGGTAATGCTTGGTATATACCACGTGACTATTATATGTGGCTAAACTTCTTACCTATCTTTAATAAGGAGATTGCAAAGTTTGGTTTTGCTGATGTAAGAGATGCTCAGTATCATTTAGCTTTATATGAATGCCTAGCAGAGTTAAACTATAAGCATGCGGCTATTCTTAAGAAACGTCAGATAGCATCTTCATATTACCATGCTGGTAAGTTGATTAATCAAATATGGTTTGAAGAAGGGGTTACTCTTAAGATCGGAGCTAGCCTTAAAGACTATATTAATGAGAAGGGTACTTGGAAGTTCTTAAATGAATATGAGGCATTCTTAAATCAACACACTGCCTGGTACCGCCCTATGAACCCTAACAAGGTTATGATGTGGCAACAAAAGATTGAGACTGTATCAGGTCCACAAAAACGTAAATCTGAGATAGGCCTTAAAGGAGTTATGCAAGGTATGTCCTTTGAGAAAGATCCAACCAATGGTGTAGGGGGACCATGTAAATATTTCTTTCATGAGGAAGCAGGTATTGCTCCTAAGATGGATACAACATTTGAGTACATCAGACCTGCTATGAAATCAGGATTCATGACTACCGGAATGTTTATTGCTGCAGGATCTGTAGGAGACTTATCCCAGTGTGATCCACTAAAGAAAATGATCACTAGACCTGATGCTAATGATATCTATAGCTTAGAATCTAATCTTATAGATGAGACTGGTGTTATAGGTAGAACAGGTTTGTTTATTCCTGAACAATGGTCCATGCCTCCATTTATTGATGAGTATGGTAATTCTAAAGTTGCTGAGGCTCTATTAGCATTAGATGAACAATTTGCTGAGTGGAAGAGAGAGCTTGCTCCACAAGAATATCAACTCCGTATATCTCAGCACCCTAGAAATATTAAAGAAGCATTTGACTTCAGAACAGTATCAGTATTCCCTGCTCACTTGGTTACATCTCAGATCCGTAGGATTGAAGATAAGATGTATCCCTATGAGTTCTTAGATATTTATAGAAATGATCATGGACTACCTGCTGTAGGAGATACTAATAAGTTACCTATATCAGAGTTTCCAATAACAAAAGATACTGAGGATAAGACAGGTACTCTTGTAGTGTATGAGCGTCCTGTTAAAGATCCTGAGTTTGGAATGTACTATGCAAGCATTGACCCCGTGGGTGAAGGAAAGACTACTACATCAGAATCTCTATGCTCTATCTATGTATATAAAACACCTGTAGAAGTAACTAGAAATGATGGAGAAAAGGTTGAGACCTTTATTGAGAATGACAAAATTGTAGCTGCTTGGTGCGGACGCTTTGATGACATTAACAAGACACACGAGAGACTAGAGCTTATCATAGAGTGGTATAATGCATGGACTATTGTTGAGAATAATATTAGTCAGTTTATTAATTATATGATATTTAGAAAGAAACAGAAGTATCTTGTACCCAGATCTCAGATCCTATTCTTAAAAGACCTTGGCGCTAATGCTAATGTATTCCAAGAATACGGTTGGAGAAATACAGGTACTTTATTTAAAAGTCATATGGTAAGTTATGCTATTGACTTTCTTAAAGAAGAGTTACACCAGGAAACAACGGATGATGGTAAAGTAGTTAAGACAGTATATGGTATAGAACGTATTCCGGACATAATGTTGCTTAAAGAAATGATGGCATATAGAGATGGCGTCAACGTGGATAGACTTGTAGCATTTGCAGCATTAATTGCTTTTTCTAAAGTTCAACAGGCAAATAGAGGTTATAAAAAGCGTTATGAGGAAACTGGAGCGGGAAAAAACTTGGATAACAGCAAGAATTTCAGTAAATTGAATATGAGCCCTTTCCGTCATATGGGTGGAGGAGGACATAAGTTTGACGGTATGAAGATACCACGTACAGCATTTAAAAATTTAAGATAGTATGCAGGTATATAATGCAATGCAATTAAAGAATGGAGCTAAGGGTGAGTACAACCGTATGGGTACACTCAACCAGCCTGTTCAATTTTTACCAAAATCTAAGAAGGACCAGGAATGGGCTGCTTGGAATATGGACTGGTTAGAGTGGGAGGGTCTGAAGCATGTGCGCAGAAATGCCCGCAGGTTCATGAAGAACTATAAACTAGCTAAAGGTATCATTGATAGAACTGACTACATTGTAGAAGAAGACAATGAAAATGCTGATCTTATTGATACTCTTACAAAAGAAGATGCTTCTGCACTAGAGCTTAAGTTCTATCCTATTATACCTAATGTTGTAAATACATTAGTATCAGAATTTGCTAAAAGAAATACTCGCGTAACTTATACAGCTGTTGATGAATACTCATACAATGAGATGCTTGAACAGAAACGTTCTAAGGTGGAAGAAGTTCTTTTATTTGAGGCTCAGCAGAAGATGACTATGAAACTTGCAGAGATGGATCAAGATCCTGAATCTGAAGAGTATCAGCAAGCTATGCAACCAGAAAGCTTAAAGTCATTACCGGAAATACAAGAGTTCTTTAACAAGGACTATAGAAGTATGGTTGAGCAATGGTCTGAGCATCAGCATCGTGTAGATGTAGAAAGATTCAGAATGGATGAGTTAGAGGAACGTGGTTTCCGTGATATGCTTATTACAGATAGGGAGTTCTGGCACTTCCGTATGTTGGAAGATGATTATGATGTTGAACTATGGAATCCGGTTCTTACATTTTACCATAAGTCACCAGCATCACGTTATATATCTCAAGGTCAATGGGTTGGTAAGTTTGATATGATGACTGTAGCAGATGTAATTGACCGTTATGGTTGGTGCATGACTGAAGATCAAATGAAAGCATTAGAGCTTATCTATCCTGTAAGATCTGCTGGTTATCCTATCCAAGGTTATCAGAATGATGGATCTTACTATGATGCTACTAAGTCTCATGACTGGAATACAAAGATGCCATCATTAGGTTACCGTCAGTTTACATCCATGTGGGATAATGCTCATTATGGTGGAGACATTGTTAACTGGATCATGATGAACGATGAAGACTACTTAGATATGGGTATGAGTAACATGTTACGTGTTACCACTGTATATTGGAAGTCACAGCGTAGAGTTGGTCATCTTACTAAGATATCTGATAATGGAAATATTACTCAGGATATTATTGATGAAACATATAAGGTTACAGATAAGCCGGTATATAATGCTAATATCATTAAGAATAAAAGTAAAGATAACTTAGTATTTGGTGAGCATATAGATTGGATCTGGATTAATGAGGTGTGGGGTGGTGTTAAGATTGGACCTAACCGTCCTACATTCTGGGGAAGTAATAACCCAGGTGGTATCAACCCTATCTATCTTGGTATTAATGAGAATAACATTAAGCCTATTAAGTTTCAATTCAAAGGAGATGATTCTCTTTATGGATGTAAGTTACCAGTAGAAGGCTCTGTATTCTCTGACCGTAATACAAGATCTACTTCATTGATTGACTTAATGAAGCCTTTTCAGATTGGATATAATATTGTAAATAATCAGATTGCTGACATCCTTGTGGATGAATTAGGAACTGTTATCTTACTGGACCAGAACGCTTTACCAAGACACTCACTAGGAGAAGACTGGGGAAAGAACAACTTGGCCAAGGCCTATGTGGCAATGAAGAACTTCCAGATGTTACCGTTGGATACTTCTATTACCAATACAGAGAATGCCTTAGCTTTTCAGCACTATCAGAAACTTGACCTTGAGCAAACTAACCGTTTGATGTCTCGTATTCAGTTAGCCCAGTATTTTAAACAACAGGCATTTGAAACCATTGGTATTACTCCACAACGTTTAGGCCAACAGATTGGACAACAGACTGCTACAGGAGTTGAACAATCAGTTAATGCAAGTTATGCTCAAACAGAAACTTACTTTATACAACACTGTGACTATTTGATGCCTCGCGTGCACCAGATGCGTACAGACTTAGCCCAACATTATCAGTCTACTAAACCGTCTGCAAGATTACAGTACATCACTTCTATGGATGAGCGTAAGAACTTTGAGATCAATGGTACCGATTTGCTACTAAGAGACCTTAATATATTCTGTACTACTAAAGCTAATCATAGAGCTATGCTTGAGCAACTTAAGCAAATGGCTATCCAGAACAATACAACTGGTGCTAGTATCTATGACCTTGGTAATGTTCTTAAGTCTGAGTCTATTGCTGAAGTATCTCATATCCTTAAAGAATCTGAGAAGAAACAACAAGCTGAGAAACAACAGCAAATGCAATCTCAACAACAAATGCAAGATCAAATGCTTCAGGCTAAAGCTGAAGAAGCTAAGCTTAAGATGCAGTTTGAAGCTGAAGAGAATGCTAAAGACCGTGAGGCTGATATTCTTCAAGCTCAAATTAAGTCTGCAGGCTATGGAGCTATGCAAGATGTTAACAAGAATGAAGAGAGTGACTATGTAGATTATATGAATAATCTAGAAAAAACAGATCAATATCAAGAAACCATGAACTTTGATCGTCAAAAAGAAAGTACAAAGCAAATGGAACATCGTGATAAGATGAGTATTGAGCAACAAAAGATACAAGCTCAACAACAAATTGCACAGACTCAGCTTCAAATTGCTCGTGAAAACAAGAACAAATTTGACAAAGGAGCTGATGATAAGAAGAAGAAGAAGTAAACTTTAGTTATAGTATAGCGATTAAAAAAAAGATTGCATCAATTTCTAAAGTTTAAACCACTACTTTTACGTATATTATTATTGTAGACTAAAAAACCAACAAACAAAATGGCTACTGAAGAAACAAAAACTCCAATAGAAACAACATCTATTGAACAAGTAGAAATGAATCTAGATGAACTTCTAGGTACACCGGGTGCAGAAAACGTTATGCTCCCAGAGGCTGCTAAGAAACCGAGTATATTTACTCAGGTTAAAACAGACCTTTCCTTTATTGACAATGACACAGATGAAGAGGACACTGAGTCAACTGATAAAAAACCTAAGGATAATCCTGCGGCTGTTATTAAAGAACTTGATGATGAGTTCTTAGGAGCACCTGCGGATACTGAAGATGAACCAAAGAAGTCAACAGCAGGGCGACCTAAACTTGACAAGAGCGGTGTTAGTGAACTTTTCAATAAGTTAATTGAGAAGGGACAGATAGTACCATTTGATGATGAAAAATCATTAGATGAGTATACTATAAAGGATTTTGAAGAACTTATGGAAGCCAACATGGTGGAAAGAGAGAACAAGATCCGTGAGACTACACCAGTAGAATTCTTTGATTCTTTACCAGAAGAACTACAAGTTGCTGCAAAATATGTAGCAGACGGTGGTGAAGATCTAAAAGGTTTATTCCGTATTCTTTCTGAAGTAGAAGAAGCGCGTCAATTAGATCCAACTAATTCTAAAGACCAGGAGCACATCATTAGAGAATATCTAAGAGCTACTAGTTTTGGTAATGAAGAGGAGATTGATGAAGAGATCTATGAATGGAAAGACAGAGGCGAACTGCAGAATAAAGCTATGAAGTTCAAACCAAAGTTGGATAAGATGCAAGAGCACGTAGTTGCTCAGAAGCTTACTCAACAGGAGAACATGCGTAAGCAACAACAGAATGCAGCTCAAGCATATATGCAGAACGTATATAACACTCTGAATGCAGGTGAGGTAAACGGGATCAAGTTAGATAAGAAAGTACAAGGTCTGTTATACACAGGTTTAGTACAACCTAACTACCCTTCAATCTCTGGTAAACAAACTAATATGCTAGGACACCTCCTAGAGAAATATCAGTATGTTGAACCAAGACATGACCTTATTGCTGAAACACTTTGGTTATTAGCTGATCCAGAGGGATATAAGGCTAAGATTAGAGAACAAGGCAAAACTGCACAAGTGGAGAAGACAGTACGTCAACTTAAGACTGAACAAGCTAAGATGGCAAGCAGTACTCCAGTAATTGAAAAAGAAGAAACAACACAAAGAAAGATCTCTCGAGGGGGGAACTTCTTTAAAAGATAAATTAACTAACCCTTAAATAAACAAAAAAAAACATGGCAACTCCAGTTTTAAACAACGGTATATTTCTACGAGATACCAACTACGCAGCTAGTTCACACGTAGATTCTTACCACTTGGTTAACATGCTCAAGAATTCTGAACCTATGGACTTAGGACCAGTGGATCTTTGGGCAATGGCGCAAAAGGTAGAAATGCCTTTGTACCAAATGTCTAGCTTTGGTGGAAAGAACGTAATTAATGTTGACAATGCTCGCGGAGAGTACAAATGGCAAACGCCAATTGTAATGGATCTTCCTTACATTGTTGATGACATCCTAACAGATAACGATACTTTAGGTAAGGATGGTCAAACATTCCAGATCAAAATGTCTCGTAGAGAATTTGGACATGGTGACATTATCACTTATGACAAGTACAACGGTGCTGAGATGTACATTGTACCAACTGAAGACATTATCCCTTTAGGAGATGGTTTCTTGTACACTGTACAATTGGTAAACAATGACTCTACTTTTGGTCTTGACACAAGCATCTTAGCTCCTGGAACTAAGATCTTCCGTAAAGGTTCTGCTCGTGGAGAGTACGGAGAGCGTTTCTCTGACATTGTAACTGCTACTGGTTTCCGTGAATTCTACAACTTCGTAGGAGGAGCAGAAGCACACGTACACTATTCTATTTCTTCTCGCGCTGATCTTATGATCAAAGGTGGAATGAATGCAGATGGTACTGTACCTGTAGTAGAGATCTGGCGTAACTTTGACAAAAATTCTGATCCATCTGTATCTAGTCTTGAGACTATGGTATCACGTATGGGTAAGGACTATGTTAAGCGTGCTGTAGACAATGGTTCATTATCTCGTACATTCTTAACTGCAATGGAAGCAGCTCACTTGAGTAAAGTAGCTACTGACATTGAGACCTACTTAATGTGGGGACAAGGTGGACGTGTACGTCAAGACGGTCCAGATGACATCCGTTTATCAGTGGGTCTTTGGAAGCAATTGGATAACTCATTCAAGCGCATCTATAACAAGGCTAACTTTAACTTGGATTTGTTCCGTTCAGAGATTTATAACTTCTACGCTGGTAAGGTTGACTTCCAAGGACCAGATCCTAAGCGTCAGTTAGTTGTTCAAACTGGTATGGGTGGTATGCGTATGGTTAACAGTGCGATCTCACGTGAAGCAATGGCTTCTGGATTGTTGATCCAAGCTGCTGACATCGGAGCAATCACTGGTAAAGGTATGGACTTGAACTTTGGATTTGCTTACACTTCTTATGTTATTCCATTCTTGGCTAACGTTAAGTTTGTGTTGAATCCAGCGTTTGACAACTTGCATACTAACGACATTGAAAACCCAATCATTGATGGTTTCCCATTGTCTTCTTACTCATTCATTATCTTTGATATCACAGACAATACTAATGACAACATCTTCTTGTTGAAATTATCTTGGGATAATCAATTGAAATGGTGGTACCAAAACGGAACTATGGATTACATGGGACGTAGCCAAGGCTTTGCGTCTTCTGGACAATTCAATGGATACCGTGTATACATGACACAAAACATGCCTGCGATCTGGGTTAAAGACCCGACCAAAGTATTGAAGATTGTTATGCGTAACCCAGTTACTGGTGGATCATTCTAATCAAAAATAATCTGTAAACAGGGGGAGGGTCAAATCTCCCCCTTTTTACTACCTTTACAAAAACCAATAAAAACAAAAACCAACATTATGAGCTTTACACTTGTAGAAACTAAACACAATTCTAAACGTACATCGGTAGCTGTGAAACCGTACTTTGACGGAAACTTAGCAAACATGGGTCTTGAGAAATACGGACTATCATTATTTGAAGGAGTAACCCATTATGAACAACTAGCATGTCTTGAGAACAACGGTATCAAGCGTTATGTTACAGGTCTTAATGAATTTGCTCCAGATGTGAGAAACATTCCAGATCCCGAACTACGTGAAGCAAAGGTTAAAGAAATTAGAACTACTGTTGCAGAATTAGAAAAGATTCTAGCTGCTAACATGATAGACATAGAAGATAAAGACTTCTGGAATAAAGTGCAGTTGTTACGCCCAGATAATGATGAGTTCTGGGGAAAGATTGACATGAAGTGTGGTAATGATCCTATCTTTTTAGATCCAACAGATCCATATGATTTGATCAAGCTTCACGCTATTAATGCTGGAGGATTCAGTATTATTGCTAAGAGCTATGAAGATGCCCGTTCACGTCACAAATCGCCTAAGTTCTTTTTAGATAAGTTTGAAGATACAGTATCTAGTAAGACTGAAAGCAAGAAACTTCGTAACAAGGCATTGTCTGAGTTACAGAAGTTGTTTGATAAAAATACAAATAAGCTTCTTTTTATAGCTAAAGTTGTAGACATCGCAGGCATACAGTATAAGAAATCTACATCTAATGATGTTGTTTATGATAACATGGACGGCTTTATTAATGGAGATGGTACAGAGAAGAATTCTAACCGCGCAGCTCAAATGTTTTTGGATGCATCGGGATTAGATATGGAGACGTTGAAGTTACGTGCTATGGTTAAAGATGCTACATACTATAAGATTATTATTACAAAGGTTGATGGATTTATCTACCATAAAGATAACTCAGCGTTATTAGGTAGAAGTCAAGTGGATGTAGTAGAGTATCTTAAGAACCCATTGAATGATGAGCTTCTTCAAGATATTACAAAAAAAGTAGAAAAGTATTGGAATTCTTAAGTAACTTAGTATAAACAATATATATTTAAAACAATGCCTCCAAAAAATCCAGTAAGAGCGGCCCGTCAAGCATCTAGACAGGTTATCCGCACTGCAAGAACTGCAAATCGCCAAGATGCCCGTACTTTAAAAACTACTGCTAAAGTAGATAAAATAGCTGCTAGAACAGCTACCAAAGTTAACAAGATTAACGACAAAGTTGCAACAAGAGCTAACAAGCAACCTGCAACAAAGTTAGAACCTAAGGGAATGACTAAGATTGAACCAAAGTTCAAAACAGCTGAAGAGACAAAATCAATCATTAAATCACCAGCTGTTAATTTTCCAAAGTCAAGCCCTCCTCGTTCAGTAACTCCAGCTAAAGCTCCAGTGAAGAAATCAGCTCCTGTTAAGAAAAAAGTATCAGCAGGTAAGCCAGGTGTTAAATTTAAAGATAATGGTAAACCAGCTCAGGAAGTTCCTAAACCAGCTCCGGCACAGAAAAAAGGTCTTGCTGATGGAAGCATGAGTAAAAATCCTCTTGACTATAGTGCACGTGAAATTGTAGAAGGTGCATACAATACCGGTAAAGCAATTAAAGATGAGGCTTATAACAAAGCAAAAGCTATAGTTGAGGAAGCATACAAGACCGGTAAAAGAAAAGCTGGTTATGCTGGTGATGCTTTTGATGCGGGTTATAACTTTTTATTTAAAAAACACGGTGGATCGGTTAAGAAATATCAAGCTGGTGGAATGACTACTGGTATGAAGCCTCCACGTAGCATTAGAGGCCCAAAGCAAAGTGCATCTGATATGAGACAACCGTATGGTCCTTCTATGACACCAGCAGTTCGTCCCGGTAATACTGTTAGACCTCCAAAAGCTGTACGTAAAGCTGGACCATCAACTCCTGCTTCTATGATGAAGTCTATGAAAAAAGGTGGTTCAATGAAAGGTAAAAAATGTTAAACGTAAATAATAATATATTATGAAAGCTTCAGGAAAAGGGATTGGTGGAAAATCTAATCCAAATAGCAAGTCAGTATTTAACTATACTCCTACTTCATTAGGTAAATCATCAGGTCACGTTAACGCACCACTTAAAGCTACTAAGGTATCTGCCGGTAAATCTTCTGGAGGTGTAAACAAACCATTGGCTATGCCTAAGAGAAAATATTGCTAAGATGAATACCATACTAGATAAAAAAGAAGCTAGTAAACTAATTGGTGCTTCAAAGTCCCCTGCCTATAAACAAGGCGGGGCTTTGACATCTAGTTACCCTACTAAGAAACAAGGCTGTGGCTGCAAAAAGTAAACCTACGCTTAAGCGCAAGGATGGTAGTACATCTCAAAGAGGTCTTTGGGATAATGTCCGTGCTAATAAAGGTTCAGGCAAAAAGCCTACTGCTGAAATGTTAAAGCAGGAGAAAAAGATTAAAGCTAAATCTAAGAAGTAATGGCTAAGACACCAACTTTACAAAAATGCATAGACTGTAACCGAGAAGGTGACAAACTTTTATTTGCTAAAGGTGGTAATAGTAGATGTAATAGATGTAGTAAAATAGAATGGGAAAAGAATAATCCCGATAAGTTAAGAGCTCAAAGACTGAGAGGTAATGCTGGCAAAAGAGCAAAGGTCATGGGTTGGCCTGAACCAGATTTTGGTACAAATTGGATATATGATAAAATTAAAAATGGTTATTGTGAAGTAACAGGTATTAAATTTGATCTTGAGACAGCTCTAAATAGCTCATCTCATACAAAAAATCCTTGGGTACCCTCTATAGATAGAATAGATAGTTCTAAGCCATACTTAAAGGAAAATGTCCAAGTTGTAGTATATATGTACAATGTTTGCAAATCAGAATTTAATCATGAAGATGTAGTTAAGTTTTGCAAAGCTGTAAAAGAAAAAGAAGATGGCAAAGTATAAAAGCCCAAGTTGGCAAAGAAAAGCAGGTAAGGATCCTAAGGGAGGTCTTAATGCTAAGGGTGTGGCTTCATATAGAGCTGCTAATCCGGGAAGCAAGTTACAGACCGCTGTAACAACAAAACCATCTAAGCTAGATCCAGATAGCAAACCTGCTAAAAGAAGAAAGAGCTTCTGTGCTAGAATGTCTGGTGTGCCCGGACCTATGAAAGATGAGAAAGGTAAATCTACAAGGAAAGCCTTATCACTTAGAAAATGGAATTGCTAAATATTAAAACTTATATATATCATGAGAAATTCAACTAAGATGGGGGGTTCTATTAAGAAGAAATACCAAGCTGGCGGATCTAAATTAGATCCTGTTAAAACTATTGATACCTTTAAAAAAGGCGCTATCAAGAATCCTAAGATGAAAATGAATCCAGCTAAGATTCAAGTAGGTACTACTAAACCAATGACACCGGCTCAAAAAATAAAAAAAATAGAAGAGTTTACAAACTCTAAGAAACAAAAAGGTGGTATGATTACTCAAATGAGAAGAAAACATCTTGCCAATAAGTATAATAAGCTAAGTGATAAACTGATTCCTTATAAAAATAGACCAATTAATCCTATACTTATGAGTGAAGACTACTACTCCTCTGATGATCCTGCTAAAGTAAAGGCTTATGACGCTGCTGAGAAAGTGGACAATAAGGCGACTAAAAAATTCTTGCGTACTGCCAATGCGAAAGGAAGAGTTACAAGTAAAATGGACAAGATAGATATACGTAACTCATTTAAACAAAAAGGTGGTGTTATTGTAGCATCTCCTATTGATGGACCAAGACGTAAGGTTGCTGGTTCCAACATGGCTAAAGGTGGTTCACTTAAGCCTGTTAATCCTGGTGCTAATCCTGGTCTAGCTAAGCTCCCAGCACCTGTAAGAAACAAGATGGGCTATGCAAAGAAAGGCGGAGCTCATCCTGGATTCAAAGCAGTACAAGCAAAGATTGCTGCTAAGTCAGGTGTATCTAAAGCTGCTGCTGGAGCTATCTTAGCTGCTAGCACACGTAAGGCTTCTGCTAAAGCAAAGGCTGCTAACCCAAGACTAAAGCGTGTAAAATAAAATGAAAACATCAAAAACATCAAATCCGCTTTCATACTTTAATAAAGGTAAAGTAGAAGCTTTAAAAAAGGCAAACGCTTCAATGATGGCTTTTAAAAAGTCCTTACCTAAAAAACAACCAGGTGGGTCATTTGATGGTATGTTACCTCCTCCTACTATTGGTGGTAACAGTGGCTCTATGGGAGCATCAGCTAATAAACCTTTTAATGCTAGTGCTAATGTTGGTGGATTCAGTGCTGGTATGAATACTAACTTAGGTGCAAACAAACCTTTAGACTCAGCTACTTATAAAGCGGGCTATAAATCAAAGTCTGGCTTTGGTGCAAACGTTGGTTATGATGCAGCTAATAAAAAAAGTACAGCCGGTGTAAGTTATGATGGCACTATTGGAAAGAAAAGAAAAATTCCTATAAAGGTAGATGTTAGTTATAATAAATCATCTAAGATGGGTGGTGCCATTAAAAGAGGCAAAAGCAAAAAGTAATGAATAACACAACCCTACAGCTTAAAATTAAGCAGAGACTTAACAAGCTTGATAGTCAAGACTATGACAACTTTGAATGTTGGCAAATGGTTGAGGCTTTTAATAAGGGTATGGTTGAGTGGGTAAGACGTCAAATCCAAGGCTTGAACATTACTAAAACTGGTGATGAGCAAAGCACTATGCGCGTAGATGACTTACAAAGATTACTTATAGAAGAACAATTAGACATGACCACTAGAGATACTTTCTCTGAGTCAAATCTATTACCTTCTAACTATATGTACTATAAGAAAGTTAATATCCATTCTCATAAAGGTTGTTGCGAGACTAGAAGAGATATGACGGTTACATACTTAGCAGAAGAAGAGAATATAGCCCTATTACTAAGCGATGCTCTTAAGAGACCAAGCTTTGAGTGGGGAGAAACCTTCTGTACATTTGTAGGTAATCATTTAAGAGTCTATACAGGTAATGACTTTGATGTAGTAACAGCTATCTTAATGTATTATAGATTTCCGGTTAATGTTCAGTTTGCTGGATGCGTAGATCCTTATACATTACAAGCATCTCCAGTAGATGTAGAATGCGAGTTCAAAGATGATATTGCTGAAATCCTAGTTGATGAAGCGGTACAAATTCTTGCAGGAGATATAGAGTCAATTACTCAATATCAGATAGCTCAATCAACATCGCAAACTAATACATAAAATTAAATATCATGGCTGAAGCCCCGTCAAGAAATTTACTAAGAAGAACAGTTGCTGTAGCACCTGCTGCTAAACCAGCAGTAGCATCAGTAAGTTCTACTAAAGCACCATCTACTAAAGGTAAGAATATTCTTTTATCTGATGATTGTGTTGAGTACTTAAACTACCGCGTACAACAAGAAGAATACTCAGGTAGAATCTACTTGGCTATGTCTATGTGGTTGGATAACAACGGTTATGTTAATGCTGCTAAACTATGGCGTAAATACTCTAATGAGGAAATGTCTCATTCTGATTTAGCACGTACATACTTATTATCTATGGGTGTTCAACCAGAGACTCCAGTATTGGAATCACCTGAGCAAACCTTTACAGGATTACCTGAGATCATTGAGATGTCTTATGACCATGAGATTGTTGTTACTCAGCAAATCAAAGAGTTAGCTGATGATGCGATGAAGAAAATGGATCATATGTTATATGAGTTTGCTTTAGCTTATTTAAAAGAACAGGTTGAGGAGCATAACAAGATGCAAAACTGGGTTGACCAGTTAAATGCCTTTGGTACTGATAAGGTAGCTATGCGTTTACTTGACCATGAGATGAAAGATTATTTGTAAAAATTTGGAGAATCTAAAAGTTCTTCTTATATTGAATATATATTTATAACCCTTAAAAACAAAAAACATGAGTTATTTTAATCATGCCTTTAACAAAACCTTTGTAGGATACAATGGTTTTACAGAAGACACTAGAACCGAGCAATTAGAGCTCGGTGAATTTGGATTCTATGATCCTAAGACTTGGATAGCAACCGATGGTGTTCCAAGCACTTGTTGTCCTTTAGTACTTGTAGCTGGTTCAATCCACGAAGGAAAAGACAAAATCGGACCTTACCACGGTGGATATGCTGAGACTGTAAAGTCTAAGACTATCAATCCTAAGTATGTACATAAGTTTTATTATGTAGCTGATTGTCCTTCTCAACAAGCTCAACTTACAGTTGGTGCTACTGATACTAGCTTTGGTGACACAGGTTGTACAAAAGATTTCCTATGTGGAGAAACTTACAACTTACGTGTTGATATCAAAGGTTCACCAGTATTGCGTACGTTAACTCGTAACACTTACTATACTGCAGCTGGTTACACTGGATGTTGTCCAGATGATGCAATTGCTCCAGTAGCTGTTAATCCTTTGATTGTATACGTACAATGGGCTTACCAATTGTTGAACTCTCCATTGATTAATCCGTTTATCCAAGTTAATGTTACTTACACTACTGACAGCGGTGCTACATGGTCTGAAGTTGGTGATGGTACTAGCTCACAAGCTAACTTGAACTTATTGTTATCATTAATTCAAGATCCTGCTGGTTTACCAACTGTTGATCCTGCTGCTGTTACTGACGGAGCTGGTTTGATTATCACTGGAGCTTATGTAGACACACGTTTCCAAGACTGTACTTTCTACCCTAATGATTCTATCATTGCTTTCTTAGAGCCAGTTAAGCTTTATGCTTCTGAGGTAGATCTTAATGGTGATCCATGTGCATTCAGCGGTATCTGTGTAACTCAAGGCTGCCCAGGTTATCAGTTGAAAGGATCAGGAGAAAATGTTATCCGTGATCTTATCTTAACTGAAGGATACATGCAACAACCTTTCTATACTGGACAAGACTTACGTATTCGTGAGATCACTAACGGTACAGATGTGTATAATGCAATTGATAGAACTGCTACTTACGGACGTTACTACATCCAGCATACTGTACCACGTTATAACAACCCATCAGGTACATTTGATAATGATCAATACTTGTTAGAGATTGTTGTTGACGGACGTGACACAGCCTTTGAAAACTTCATGGTTGGTTATACTCCTGCAGGACCAGAGCCAGTATTTGTACCAGGATGGTTAACAAACTGCAATGACTGCCCAGGTCTTGAAGTGTTTGCTTGTCCAAGTATCTGTATATACACTGAGCCAGTTGTAGCAGACCTATAATCTTAACTAATACTTGTAAAAAGGGAGGGAGCCAAAAAAAACTCCTTCCCTTTTTTATTTTTACACTATATCTTTGTAACTTAGTACTATGGCACAACACGCACTTTCATTAGAAATTCCAGATGTTCTTACTACATGTATCTTTAGAGTTATTGATACAAGTACATACAATGAGAACGTTCCTTTGGAATGTCCGCAGCTTCAGATAACAGCTCCGGGATTTACTACTGCAATTGAGTTGCAGCCTGGTACAGATTTCTCAGTTAACTATACAGCTTGTGACTTAGGTCTACAGCTAACTAACTGTGCTACTACAAGAAATGCTATACCTGATGGTGTATATGTTGTTAGATACAGCGTAGCTCCAAATGATACTGTATACGTTGAGTATAACCACTTACGTATTACTCAAGCATTAAATCAAATAAATGAAGTACTTTGTTGTCTTGATGTTCCTAATTGTGAACCTCAGGCACCATTGACAAATAAACTAAGAGAAGTACAACTTCTTTGGACCATGTTACAAGCTGCCAAAGCACGTGTAGAGTATTGTCATAATCCTTCAGAGGGTATGGCAATGTATACATATGTTATAGGCAAACTTAGAAAGTTAGCTTGTGGCTGTGGGTGTGGATCATGTTAATAATTTAAAAACCAACATATCATGAAATGCGCAAATTGTGGAACAAACCTAAGCTGTGGTTGTCAAAAGAGAACAACTAAAGATGGTAAACAAGTATGTACAAAATGCATACATACCGTAGAAGCTAAAAGAAACGCGGTACCCAAACAACAATAACACTACAACAAATGGCTTTCGGTAAAACATATCTAGTAGGGGGAAAAGATTTATTCCAGGTATATGATCATAACACGAATACGTGGACTGATCAGGGTCCTATTTTAGGAACAGGAAATGGTCTATTTGATGTTAAAACTTCTCAGTTACCTAATTTTCCTGACTATGCTATTCTTTGCGGAGATGGCTATATTGGATATACCACAAATGGTGGACAAACTGTTAATTCAGTAACTGCTCCTGTAGGTACTATTATTGATAACGCTTATCAGATATCTATACCCGAGTCAGTTGCTATGCAGAACCCTGGTATTTATATAGCAGGTACTGGTGTTGCCACTTTTCCATCTGTTATAAAATCTGTTGATGCAGGTCTTACCTATACTTTAGAAGTAACAGGTCTTAACTCAACATTTGGTAATACAGCAAGAAGTATATACTTTAAAGATGTTAGCACTGGTATTTTAGGACATGGTGGAGCAATTGCTAAAACAATAGATGGTGCAGATAACTGGACATATTTAAATGGAGGTGTTGAACTTGCAGTAGGTGAAATTGTATCGGGTTTGATTATGTCTGATGATGATCAAATTATTGTAGCTGTAACTAATGAAAAAGTTTATAGAAGTACAGATGGTGGAACAAGCTTCTCAGTTGTTTATACCTGGAGCAGTAGTGAATATTACGGAGTTACTCAAAAGTTTACCATCTTATCTGGTTATCATCCAAACTATTTATTTGACAGTACCTCAAGTTTATGGGTATCAGCAGGCAACGGTCCAATGATACATAGCACTGATATGGGGGTAACCTGGTCAGAAGTATTTCCGGCACTGCCTCTTGGATCTAATCAAAGAAGAATACAAGGATCAAGTTTCTATTCTGCAACAGAAGGTTTCTTTACATATGACTCTGCCATTGACACTATAGGCCTTGTATATAAAGCTATAGATGCAGCTACTACAATAGTAAATACATCATCTCTTGATTATTACAATGTACCATATGGTCCAGGGTTTTCTTTATGGACTACGCAGGTGACACCAGGTTGCGGATGTCCTCCAGGATTTATTTTAGATGCCGCATCACAAACCTGTAGACAAAGTTATAATTTATGTCCAGATGGGTTTACATATAATGCAACAACACAAGACTGTGAAGGTGCGGAAACACCTTGCTTATTAGACTTAGTATTTGCTATTGACAGATCTAGTTCTATCAGTGCTACTGAAATGGATGACTATAGAACTTTTATACAAGATATTATTGATGCTGTACAAGATACAACTGGCGGAAATGCTAGAATTACAGATGATACAGTAAGAGTTGGCATTGTTTATTGGGGACAGACCTCTCCTCTTTCTGGTGCTGAAACCGGTTCTAATATCAATTTACCCTTACAGGTAGGTAATACTACTGCATGGGGAGCTGGAGTAGGTGTAGGAACACTTAAAGCTAAAGTAGACTCAATGGTTCCTCTTGGTGTAGGATCTTATTCTGGTCAAGGTACTAATTATTTTGCAGGTTTAAGAGCTGCTTATAATACTATTGTTGGTACTAACTCTAGACCTGCAGCAAAGAAAAAAATACTTTGGATAACAGACGGATGGCCTAATACATCAAATCCTCCAGTTACTATAAATACTGTTACCCAACCCACAAACTTTCAAGATGCTTGGTGTACACCTACTGCAACTGGTTATGTAGCGGCAAACGGAGTTCCTGGTGTTGCTGGATCAAGCGCTCCTGTGAATGTTTGTCATATGCCTACTAATCTAGCTACGCAACCTAACACGAGTCCGTACATAGCTGCAAAAAGATTGATGCATACTCAAGCAATGGATCTTGCTCAAGCTATCAAGAATGGTACAGGTAGTAATACCACAGTAGCTACGGATATCACAGCAATCATAGTAGGGACAGCAGAAGAGAGAGCTCTTACAAGAAGTGCTCTTATAGGTCCTGTAACTACAGCAGGAGGACCTCCGTTGTCAGGACCAGGTAATTACTGTCAATTCAATGTAAATGATTTCTTTTTCCCTAGTGCGGCTGCAGGAACAGCTCTTCCTTATTGGAATTCTTCTTATCAAATTGACTCGCCTCCAGGTAGTGGTGACTGGTTAAGATTTCCTAGTAATAATGTTGCAGGCACTCCTGATTATTTTGAAACTGAATTTGCGTATACAGCTAGTCTTATAGCTGGTATTAAAACAAGTTTGTTATGTACAATAGCAGAGCCTCCGTTGGAGTGTCCAGAACCATGTGTAATTAATACAACAACAGATCGGTGTGATTGCATATCATCTGATCTTTTTGTACCATGCTGTTATACATTAACTAATTGTGATACAGGTTTAGTAGAATATATAGTTAATACATTTGGTTTAGCAAATGATTATTTAAATGCATTGCAAGGTCAAATTCTTAAGATAACTGGTTTAGATGAATGCTTATATGTAAGTCTTACTTTTGATTGCACTAACTCTACAGAAATTAGTATTGATGCCGTTGAAGAAGCATTTGAAACATGTGAAGATTGCAAAGAATATATTGCAGTACCTCCTTGCTACTTACTTACAAACTGTAACAATACAGATATTACTTTATTGACTAATCAAAACCTAAGTATATTCTCAGGTAAGGTTGTAGAACTAAATGATTACCCAGGACTATGTTGGACAGTATTAAAAACAACAAACTGCCCGGGCCCATTTACTACAGTTGGTGTAGTGCAGAGTTATGATGATTGTGAGTGTTGTTTTCAATACCAATGTAAATAAATAAAATTATGGCAGCTGCTGAGATAGAAGGATGTATAACACTTGTACCCTGTAATGGGACAGGTGATAATATTAATCTACGTACATTACAAGTAAACATTACAGCTTGGCAAGCTTTAGTGGGATCAAGGATACAATTAAATGGTACCTATGGTCCTAATGTATGGTATGTTGATTCTGTTATACTTAGCAATGATCCAGCTTTTGATCCTGAATGTTTAACGGCTATACTGGCACCATCAATTGGTTCAATCACAGTTGTAGGAATTGGTGAATGCGGTGAAGAAATAACCTCAACAAATTGTTGTGCTCTTGTAACAAATTGTGTAACAGGCCTAACTTTAAATGTAGCTCTTGGTGTAGTAAATTCAAGTGAGTATGCAGATTGGGAAACTGTTATAGATCATCTCATAGAAATTGATGATCCAAACTATCCAGGCATTTGGCATGTAGATGGTTTATGTTGTATGAATGCCTTAGTAGATCCTTGTGCTAATGTTAGCGCCTGTGCTTTAGGAGGTGTATCAATTGCATTTGACCTGGTTATAGATAATGGTGAAGACGTATGCCCACCAAACATTTACAAACTAACTAACTGTGAAACTAC